TAATGTTTGGAATACACCTGAGTTGTCTGAGAAAGATAATGAAACTTACTATGGAGCTTAATTATGGATACATTTGAGTTAATCATTACATTTGCCTATATCATTGGACTGGTAATTGTAGCTGGTGCCATTGGAACTTTTATTCACAATTTGTTCTTCGGAGGTTGATATGGCTGGTATTATGTTGGACTTCGAAACTGCAGATCGTATCACTGTAGATACTATGAAGAATCAACTGGAGTATCTACTGAAGGAACAGAAATGGTTCGAAGCCGATTCCCTTACTCGTAAGAATATGGAAAGCGAACTGGGATATCGTTTGTGGGTGCACCCCGAAGACTATGCAAAGAATGCTCAAACTTATATACCAGCGTTGCGCAATCTAATTGAATACTTCGGTGGAACTGTATGATATACTTCATTGGATTCTTATTGTTCTATGCAGTGAATATTGCAATAACTCTTTGTATTCGAAGATGGGGTATCTACGGTGGGAGTTGACATTTATCTTATTTGGTAGTATAATAAACTTTTAACATGGAAAATTAGTATGAAAATTGCACTTTGTTCAGATGTTCATCTTGAGTTCGGCACCATTGAGCTGGAGAATCCAGGAGTGGATGTTCTTATCCTTTCTGGCGACATCTGCGTTGCACGGGATCTGATGGATTATGATGCCAATGGTATTGTGGACTTTGGTAAGTCATCACGATATCATAAGTTTTTCCAAGAATGTTCAGCCAGATTTCCCCATGTAGTGTATGTGGCTGGTAATCATGAGCATTATCATGGCGACTTCAAGTATACCTATTCAGACCTTAAAAAGCGTCTTGGTTATCTGAAGAATCTACACATTCTGGATCGTGAGATCTTTGAGCTGAACGATACTGTCTTTGTTGGCGGAACACTGTGGACTGATATGAACAAAGAAGATCCTATCACTCTACATGCCATGACTCGTATGATGAATGACTTCCGCTGTGTCGATAACAGTAATCGCGAGGTTTCTTATAAAGTCCCATTCTACGCAGAGAATGAGGATGGCTCTTATAAGAAAGATGATAAGGGAGATCTCATTGTTGAAAAGATGATGTTCAAAACTCGACCAGCAAGATTCTGTCCAGAGGATGCCGTTGAAGAGCATAAGAAGATGTTGGGTTATATCCGTCATGTTTATGAGGATATGCCACCATGGAAGCAGATGGTTGTAGTTGCTCATCATACTCCGTCCCATCAATCATGTCATCCACGTTACAAAGATGACCAAGTTATGAATGGTGGTTATCACAGCGATCTGTCTGAGTTTATTCTGGATCGTCCTGGCATTAAACTTTGGACTCATGGTCATACGCATGAAGTCTTCGATTATAAAATCGGAGAAACTCGTGTTGTTTGTAATCCACGTGGTTACATTGGACATGAAGAACTTGCCGATAACTTTACATTGAAGGTAGTTGAGCTATGAGTGACTATACTCCAGATAGATGGGTAGTCGTCAAGATTGGCGATGAAAATCTTTACAAGGTTTTTGCATGTTGGTTCGGTGGATACGCTGGATCTGACTCATGGAAACTAAACAGTGGTATCACAAAGGCAACTCTCGAAGGAAATGTGTATTCCTTTGAGGGTTCGTCTGGTTCTGTCTATGAGTGTCACAAGGATACCTATGGCACTAACATGTATGGTATGTCTGTTCTTTCCAACATGATTGATAAAGCTGCAAAGAATGGTGTCACTATTGAGATTCTACCAGAGAACACTAATTGGTTGGAGCTAAACTATGAGTAAAACTAACTGGGTACTTACACTTGAAGAAGCAGATGATGGTAGCGGAGATTTGGTTCTTCCACTCACCGATGAGATTATGGAATCTGCTGGTTGGAAAGTTGGCGACACACTAGAATGGATTGATAATAAAAATGGTTCATGGATTTTAAAGAAAGTGGAAAATGGAACATCTAAAAATACCGCTGAGTGATAAAGAAGAAGCAATATTGCAATTGATGAGACAGGTGAGAAATCTTGAAGAAGAAAACACAAACCTTCGTCAAGAACTTAAACAATTATATTGGCGTTTACAGGAGCATGATTAATGACTAGATTTACACTTATTGCAGAACATACTGATTTGTATGGAAAGCCGAATGGACATAAAGTGACACATGAGTTCACTGTGGATGACCTACATTCAGTTCTGGAAAACACTGATTTGTTCATCCGTGGTATTGGGTATATGCCAACTGGAACATTGGACTATGTTACCGATGAAGAATATTATGGGTTCAGTTCTGATGGGCATGATGGTATGGGTTCAACTCTTGAGGATTATCCAGAGATTAAAGACAAAGTTCAACACTCACAATATTATTTTGATACAGAAAGAAACAAATGACAAAGGTATTTACAGATGTGGCAGTATTCCTAAAGGCATGTGGTCAAGATTATCCAAATAAACCATCAGAACCAAATGCTCTGGCAGACTTATATTTGAAACTAATCAAAGAAGAATACTCTGAATTCATTGAAGCTATTGAAGATGCTGATGATGTTGAACAACTCGATGCATGTTTCGACATGATTTGGGTTATCGTTGGATATATGAAAGCTCGAGGGTGGGACTGCGAATCTGCATGGGACGAGGGTGCTTACTCCAATCTTGCAAAAATTGACAAGATTACAGGAAAAGTGATTCGTCGCGAAGATGGCAAGATCCTTAAGCCAGAGGGTTGGAAGCCACCTAACTTTAAGAAATTTACTACTTGACATTTATTCAAAAACAGAGTATAATTATACTATGAATGATATTACACTTTACTTAGATATGGACGGAGTTCTTGCAAACTTTATGAAAGCGTATACCGCATACGATCCACATAAAGAAGATCGCAAGAAATTCCGTGACTCTGTTATGCAATATAAAATTTTTGAAGATTTGGAATTCATGCCAGATACTCAAGAGTTACTAAACCACGTAAGTAAATTGCGTGGTGTCGATGTTCAGATTTTAACATCAATGGGAACACATGACCCTATTCAGGGTAATGAAGCTAAGCGACAAAAAATTGTTTGGTTGAATAAACACAATATTCCATATAAACCGAACTTCACTAGAAATAAAGAAGAGAAAGCTAACTACGCTACACAAACATCAATTCTTATTGATGATTCTATCGGTTGCGTTTCTCCATTTATCCGAGCAGGTGGTCAGGCAATTTTACACGTACATGCTTCTGACACAATCAAACTACTTGATTCCATCATCTTACAATTACGTGCATTAAAAGCGTTGCGACAATGATTGATATTTTCTTAAACACACTTGGATGGATTAAAGATGACTGGAGCAGTAATAGGTTTCGTTTTGTTGTTGAGTTGCTGGCTTGGGCTATTAGTATTGGCTGTTCGATCACCATGGCTCTCACTGTTCCGACCCCTCCGCTACTTATTTTATATCCTATCTGGATCTCTGGTTGTGCTATGTATGCTTGGGCTGCTTATACTCGGAAATCGTTTGGTATGTTGGCTAACTACATGCTTCTAGTGACAATTGATTTTATTGGTTTGATTCGAATGTTGTAATTTGACTTTATTATATTATGGGAGTATACTTTACTTATGAATATTTTTTATTTGCACCACGACACTAAGATCTGCGCACAGATGCATGTCGATAAACATTGCGTCAAAATGATTCTAGAGTATGCTCAACTACTTTCCACTGCACATCGTTACCTTGATGGTCGAGAAGCAGTAGTTCCTAATGCTAATGGTAGAAAAATGAAACGATGGATTCTTGACGACCATCGCGAATCAGTTCTATACAAAGCTACTCACATCAATCATCCATCGGCAGTATGGGCACGTAAGTCTCTTGAGAATTATCAGTGGCTTTATAATATGTTCCGTGATTTGATTACAGAATACACTTATCGTTACGGTAAAGACCATAAGTGTGCCAATCTACTTTCTGATTTGCAGTATCCTCCGAATAATATTCCTAAAAATATTCCATTCACTCAACCAACTCCAGCAATGCCAGATGACTTCAAAGTAGCTGGCGATTCAATCAAGTCTTATCACAATTATTATAATGGTGCCAAGACTAGAATGTTTTCATGGAAAAATAGACAGGTGCCTTCTTTCATCGCTAAATAGAAATGAAGGAGTTATTATGCCAACATATACATTTAGAAACAAAGATACTGGTGAACAGTTTGACCAATTCATGGGTATCTCTGCTCGTGAAGATTATCTAAAACAAAATCCCCACCTAGAAACAATTATCACTGGAACACCAGCAACAATTGATCCAGTGCGACTAGGTATAACTAAATCTGATGCTGGGTTTAAGGAGGTTCTGCAACGAATACATGAGAAAACAGCTGGAAGTCAATTAAATAAAACAACTAGACAACTATAACAAAGGACTTGAATGGCTCGCAAAGCTCCAATGAAATCTCTAGATGCTGATCACCATGGTGAATCTAGAGAATTAACTAAACCAAGCAAACCAATTAATAATTCTCTTAAAATTAGAATTGATGATTTAAAAACATTCTCGCCATTAACAGAAAATCAAAAATTATTTTTTGAAGCATATAAGCGTGGTGATTATTTCGTAGCTCTACATGGTGTGGCGGGAACAGGTAAAACTTTCTGTGCGTTATATAAAGCCATTGAAGAAGTTTTAGATAAGTCAAACCCATTTGATAAAATCATTGTCGTTCGTTCAGCAGTTCAATCTCGAGAGATCGGACATCTTCCTGGCGACGTAAATGAAAAGATGGAAATTTACGAACAACCATATCGTCAAATTTGCGAAACATTATTTGGTCGCAAAGACGCATGGGATAGATTAGAAGAACAAGGGCATATTAGTTTTATTTCTACATCTTTCATTCGTGGTATGTCATTCGACGATGCTATCATTATCGTTGACGAGATGCAGAACTTAACGTTTGAAGAGATTGACACAGTTATGACTCGTGTTGGTTATAGATCTAAAATTATGTGGTGTGGTGACTATCGTCAAACTGATCTAAATAAACGTAAGAGTGATGTTAGTGGAATTTTAAAATTCTTTGACATTGCGCAACACATGAGTGCTTTCACTCGTATCGAGTTTACCGTTGACGACATTGTTCGATCTTCTTTAGTGAAGGATTATATTTTGGCTAAACTGAGATACGAAGACTTCGAGGACAATAAGAAATGATAACAGTAGAACAGTTTAGTCACCTGTTTCCTAGAAACACTGACCCACAGGGTTGGGTAGATTCTATGAACGAGGTGTTTCCGACATACGACATTAATACGCCACAACGAATAGCTGCTTTCTTGGCTCAGTGTGGTCATGAGTCTGGTGGTTGGACAGTATTTGAAGAAAACCTTAACTATTCAGCTAAAGGGTTGAATAGTATTTTCAAGAAGTATTTCCCTACACTTGAATCAGCATTACCTTATGAGCGTAAGCCAGAAATGATTGCTAATAAGATTTACTGCAATCGTATGGGTAACGGTAGTCCAGAATCTGGTGATGGTTGGAGATTCCGTGGTCGTGGTCCGATTCAATTGACTGGTCGCAGTAATTATACTCAGTTTGCCAAAGATATGTTTGAGAACTGGGAAGAAGTTGTTGAGAATCCAGATTGGGTTACTTACGACAAAGACTTCGCTCTAATGTCAGCTATTTGGTTCTGGAATAAAAATGGTTTGAATAAAGAAGCAGACGCTGGTGATATCAAGACAATGACACGCAAGATTAATGGTGGATATATTGGACTTGAAGATCGTATTAAACATTACAATGAGGCAATACATTTACTTACATAATGAAAACATTTATACATCATGACTTTGCGAAATTAGAACGCATTACTACACCAGAGGTGAGGTTATATAAAACTCCCTCTGGTAATTCTTATCCATCTGTTACCAGTATAACAGGATTGCATACAGCTAAAGGTATTGCGGAGTGGCGAAGAAGAGTAGGAAATGAAGAAGCTAATAGAATTTCATCAAGAGCATCATCAAGAGGAACAAGAGTTCACCAACTCTGCGAAGATTACCTTAGATCTGGCGAAGCTAATGCAGACATATTCGATCAAGAAATGTTCGGATCAATCAGACCTTTACTCGATCAGATTGACAACATCCACTGCTTGGAGACGCCACTATGGAGTGACCACTTACAAGTCGCTGGCACAGTTGACTGTATTGCAGAGTTTCAGGGTAAACTTTCTGTCATAGATTTTAAGACATCAAGTAAACCGAAAGATCGTGATGATATTCATAACTACTTTATGCAATGCGCAGCATATTCTGTTGCGTTCGAAGAAAGAACTGGTATTCCTATCGGAAGACTTGTAATTATTATGGCAGTTGACAACGATGACCCGAGATGGTTCATTGAGAAGCGTGATAATTGGATTGGTGGATTTAAGAAGCTAAGGCTTGATTACAAAAACATCAAAGGTATTTGACAATTAAATAAAAGTGGAGTATACTTATGTTATATTTGGATTATAATTTTGACCTTTCTGACAATATGATCATTTTCGATAAAGAACTTAAATTGAAAACTCAAGTTAAGGATAATCCTTGGGGAAGTCTACCTGATGTTTGGAAAGAAAACGATACGTTTCGTTTGGTTGTAGGTGCTAATGGAAGCGTTGTGTTGTTAAGAGAGAATAAATAAAAATATTGTTGTAATCCCTTCAAAGCGAAGGCATGTTGGACGAGGGTTCGATTCCCTCCACCTCCACCAGAAAAGATTTTATGCAAAACTTGATTTTATTATTATTAATTGTAGTGTTAAACGTATATTGGGTTTATTGTTTAGTTACTTATGATTGGAGTAATTTCGAAAAAGATCAAGAGCAAGCCAAGAAAGATTTTTTCTGATGGGGGTGACTAGGTTTCGACAGCGTGAGATAGTGGAGACGGCAACACGAGAGTCGACTGACGTAATCAGCGAAAACAAAAGTAAACGCAAACGATGAAGTTTACGCATTGGCAGCCTAAACGCTGACTAGGGTTTCGGTAGCTTTCCTCGTAACAGAATAAGCTACCACTTATATAAGGATATTATGCAAATTACACCATTAAAAAATAAAGTTCTTGTAGCTGAGAACGTAAGTGAACGTAAAACTGAATCAGGAATTATTCTTGATGGAGCCAACTCAGTGGCTATGTCTAAAACAGCAACTGTTTTATCTATCGGTCCAGATGTGGTTGATGTTAAAGTCGGTGATGTGATTTATCTAGAATGGCCAAAGGGTCAGATGGTAAAGATCGGTGACGCACAACGAGTTATTATTGAAGATAAGTATATTGTAGCAGTACTAGAAAAGGAGACTCTATGAAGAAGTTTTTAATTGGATTAAACATTGTTATTTGGTCCTTAGTTGGATACCAAGTCACTCACGCAGCAGAACCAAGTAAATCTACTCAGAAACAAACAGTAGCACCTAAAAAGAACTGCGATATGTTGAAAGATAAGAACTGCAATAAGCCAGCTCCATCTGCCAACAAGCCAATTCCTAAAAAGAAAAAAGAAGATAAAGCTAAATAATAAACTAGCCTGACAGTGCTAGTACACATCAAACTGTCAATTTACACACAACACAGAAAGGAAGTAAAATATGAGTAACATGACTCCGTTCGAGATTCGCCTTGAACTTCTAAAAATGGCGAAAGACATGCTTAACGATGAGTACTACGGTAAGCGTGAACAAATTAGCAACGACTGGCAAATGAAAGTCGAATCTGCTAAATTAAATGGTGGCACAATTCCTGACCATCCAGGATTCCCTGCTATCCCATCCGAAGCTGATATCATTGCAAAGGCATCTGCCTTGAATGGTTTCGTTTCAAATATCCCACTAGATACAAATAAGACTAGCAAAAAGTCAACCTGATAGGGATCGGGTGAGGTAAAACTCACCCCTAACTTTAATGGAGATAATTATGCGAGTATATAGAAATATATTCCTAATAATTTTAATGATGATTACAGCTACTTTCACTGCTGTAAGTTTTGGTGATAATTATAGATTATTTGAAATTAAATATACAGATTTAACTAAAGACGCTAGAAAGCAAGTAGATTGTCTTGCTGAAAATATATATCATGAAGCTGGTTCTGAATCAGAAGATGGTAAAATAGCAGTGGCTATGGTAACTCTTAATAGAGTGCAAGATCCAAGATATCCAAAAGATATTTGCTCTGTAGTTAAACAGAAGGTAAACTATACCTGTCAGTTTTCGTGGTTTTGTTCGCCACCAAAATTAAACAAAAATAGTGACATGTATGTAGATTCTTTAAACGCAGCTTTGCATGTTTATGCGAACTATGAGAATTTAAAAGACATAACAAAAGGTGCTTTATATTATCATGCTGATTATGTAAACCCAAATTGGAAATTACAAAAGACTACCGTAATTGGAAGACATATATTTTATAAGGAAGGTGGCAAACATAATGATGCAAAAACTAAATCTACAACTCAAGGAAGACCAATCTAAACATTCGTTCTTCTTATTGATGGAAGACATTTCTTTAGCTACCTGTAAACAGGCAGTTGAATGGATTTTAGATGCAAACTTTTCCGAAGAACGACCATCGATGTTAAATCTGATTGTTTGTTCTCCTGGTGGTGATTTAAACGCAGCGTTCGCATTAGTTGATACTATGCGTGGATCTGCGATTCCTATTCGCACAATTGGTTTAGGTCAGATCGCATCAGCTGGTTTATTGATTTTTATTTCTGGTGAAAAAGGACAAAGAATTCTTACTCCAAATACATCAATTTTATCACACCAATATTCATGGGGTGCTTTCGGTAAAGAGCATGAATTATTTGCTACAATTAAAGAATTTGATTTAACAACTAAACGTATGATTGCGCATTATAAAAAATGCACTGGTATGGCTGAGCAAAACATTCGTGATGTTTTATTGCCACCACAAGATGTTTGGTTAAGTGCAACTGAGGCTAAAAAACATGGACTATGCGATGACGTTAAAGATCTTAAGTAAATATATTCGTTATTCTGGTATTTGGTTTGGGTTAGTGATTAACCCATTTCATTGGACATTCGTTTCTGAATTTCTACACCCAGATGAATTGAATCCAAACATGGTTGGAATTTATATTTCTATTGGTCCAGTTTGGGTTCGTGTTGTTATTGATGATGGTTCATGGTAAGGAGAAAATATGAGTATTCAAAATAAAGAGTCTGTATCTTTAATTGTTGGTATAACATTGGTAGTTATAACTGCCATTGTGTGTATTACGTACTACAATATCAAGAAAGACGAAGCAGTCAAATCTAACATAGAATCAGCCATTGTAAAGGGTATTGACCCACTTGCAGTTCGTTGTGCCTATGATTCTAATAATAGCACCTGTGTGGTGTATGCAGCGGTTCACAGTAGAGACTTGCAGCCCAGAAAATGACCCCAGAACCAACTACAGTAAAGGCTTAAAATAATTTTGTAACCTTACCTGTAAAGGACTTAAATACCCCTCTTTTCTGTAGGGGTATTTACATTAATTCAACAATAAGGTATAATGTTATTATCAGTTGATTAATGTAAAGGAGTTGTTATGAGTGATTATACGAATGTTGAAATTGAAGAGATTCTTTCTGATGCAGATATTGCTTCCACTGTTGAATCTACGAAGTATCTGAACGAGAAACTTGGTGGCAAAGATAATTATCCTTGCGGTTTTGCTTGGGTTGAGATTTATGGTGTTCGTGCGAACAGCAAACTTGGTAAAATGTTGTCTGCTCGTGGTATGAGAAAAGACGTTTATTCTAAGTGTTTTATTTTCCACAGTAACACCCCAAATGTTCAGAACATGGATGTGAAATACATGGGTGCTCGTGCTGCTGCTGAAGTTTTGCAAAAACATGGTTTCCGTGCTTACGCAACTTCTAGAATGGACTAATTATGTCATCAAACCATAGCTCTCAAACTGCAGAATCAGATTCTTTGGCTATTGATTATTTGTGGGATTATTATAAAAGTAATAACACAAAAATCACAAAGAAACAGGCTAAAGAACTTGCTGTCCATGGTATAATTTCTGTCTCCAATTTGTTGGAGCAGGTTATTCTAGATAACAATAAAAAGTTAAAAAAGAGTAACCTTAAAGGCGAAGATTATACTGACCATTCAGATGCCAAATATATGACTGCTAGACCGAGAGGACATGGTAAAACGAAGAGTGGGAATGTTGTGACTAATACAGCAGCAGTTTTATCACCAGCTTCTATTAAGAACAAGACAGGTGCTTTGCGTGTGTTTATAACCCACATTGATGATAGACGTAATGTTGTCAATTATAGAATGTTTGTTCTACCTTATCCAGAATGGCAAAAGAGAATGCTTAAAGGTGGTATAGATTTTTGTTTCTCTGCAAAAACTGGAGACTTGGCTCCGAGGTCGCAAAAGCGATGGGGAGAGTTCGAGGTAAAAAGTATCAAAGAATTAAGTAAATAATCCTTGACATTTATTCAATAATCGGGTATAATTATACTATGACTATGATTTTTACTACACCACAGCGTTCTAAGAAACGTAAGCCAACGGCAAAGCAACGGGAGTTGTCTAAGTCTTGGGACGAACTGTTAAAGAAGTATCCTGCAAAGAATCTTTCGGTGAAGCGTTCGACAGATCTCAGTAGCGTATACTCACTTGGGAAACCTGCTTGTCGTGAGACACCTAAGATTCCAAGTCTTCCATTTACTGCTGGACCATGCACCAAACCAGCACCTAAGCAATACACTGGAACTAAAGTCAAAGGTATCGGTACGATGCACAAGTCCAATGCTGTTCCTATTTTTAGTGATGACGAAGCTAAAGATATTGCCACGATGCGGAGATAATATGGATAAAAAAGTCTTAATGAAGATTCGCCTAAAACAAGATGGAACTTGGGAACATGTTTATAGCGATGGATCAGTTGATCAGGAGTTTTATGAATTGAACATTGTAGAACTTGCCAAAATGCAACGTGAAAAGTATCTTGAGCAATCACAAGATTATCTTGAACAAGCTGTTGAGATTTCTGGTTATAGAGATGCTATTACCTTGATTGATTATATAAGGAAATTAAAATGAGTGAATTTTGCGTTAAGTGTTTGGAACATGAAAATGAAGTTGCTAAACTTCGTAAAGAAAAATTTGAACTGGAACAAAAAGTATTAAAATTAGAGGACGAGATAGACTCTTTATCTTTCGATCTTGCTTTTTACAATGGTATGATAACTAACACTGGATGTGATGGAAAATAACTATGCGAACTGAATATGAACAAATCGTTAATGCTTCTACTTATGGTGATAAAGAAACAATTCAAAAATTGCATAATTCTTTAATCAGAGAAAAGATGAAGATGGATAAATTCTTCACTTTATTTCTCGATAAGTTTGAGAAAAAGATGGACGCAGAAAACCCAAACACTCCTGTTTGGCAACTTTATAAAACTAAATCGAATGAATATGCAAAACTTAACCAAACAATCAGAGCAGCTGAATACTATTTACAAAAATCTTAATATGTTTAAAACAGCCAACGAATTTTCTTTATACATAGAACAGTTAGTCAGGGAAAAGAAACTTTCTTATATGGATGCTGTTCTAGATTACTGTAAAGAAAACTTCCTTGAACCAGAGGATATATCTAAACTCATCAATAAATCTTTGAAGGAAAAGATTGCGTTAGATATGCAAGAACTAAACTACTTACCGAAAACTGCTAAACTAGATGATGTATAATGGACGGATTTAAAGCGTATAAGTATTATATGGCTGTTAAATTGCACTTCACTAAAGACTCGTTTGATGTTTTTAAGAATCGTGGAAATGTTAAAGGGACACGTGAAGCGTTTAATGCCAGAAGTGACAGATATATGTTTGATAAACTTGCAAGAAAGTTTCCTGTAGATAAAGATTTAATCCAGTTCTTTGTTGCAAACTTTGCTTATGGTAATGATGCAGCAGTTTATTCTTATGAAGAAGCCGAAACGAATCTCCTTGAGTGGAATCGTAGAAAACAATCTATTACAAAAATCTTCTCAGATGATTGTAGTAAGATAATTATGGATGCTTACAAGAATAAACACAAAGAAGATGCTATATTTAACTTGACAAATAAGTCATATTCAAGTATACTTAAGTTATTCCTTGGTGGTCAGATAAGTTTAGAAACTGTTAGAATTTTAGATGACCTAAACCCTATGGTTGAATCTTGGAAAAATAATACATCGATGGTTTTGTTATGGGAAAACGAACTCCGCAGAATTGAAAAATCTAAAGGGTTTGTTAAATATGATGTTGATAAAGTTTCAAAAGTTTTTAATGATTTTATGCAGGAAGTAAAAGAGTTATAATATGGGCAAGACTTATCAAAAGAATCAGAAACGATTCGATGATGAAACCAGTGGGCGATCTGGTAAACATGCTAACCATTCTAATAATAAAAAGAATGGGGGTATGAAAACGCTAAATAGTTATGTTGAAGAAGATTATGAAGATCCTTTCGAGGATGACTTTGAAATTAGTGATGAGATATTCATACAACATACAAAATCTTAATACATTTAATATAAAGGAAATACGATGGACATTCAAACACTTCGCAAGATGCGCAATTCTGACTTCGGCAAAATCGCTGGAGAATTCGAGAAAATCGCAAATCCCCAAACTGAATCAAAGAGCTACGGCGACGATCGCTTCTGGAAACTAGAGGGCGACAAAGCTGGTAACGGCACAGCCACAATTCGTTTTCTACCACGTGTAGAAGGTGATGAGTTGCCATGGGTTCGTATCTTCAGCCATGGCTTTCAGGGTCCAACTGGTAAATGGTATATCGAGAATTCGTTGACCACTCTAGGCGAGAACGATCCAGTTGGTGAGTTGAATACACAACTTTGGAACTCTGGTTCTGAAGCCAACAAAGAAATTGCTCGTAAACAAAAACGTAAGTTGTCATTTGTTGCCAACGTTCTTATTGTTTCCGATCCTAAACATCCAGAGAACGAAGGACAAGTAAAATTGTTCAAGTTTGGTAAGAAGATTTTCGACAAGATTATGGACAAGGCTCGTCCAACATTCGAAGATGAAAAGCCAGTAAACGTATTCGACTTCTGGGAAGGTGCGAACTTTAAACTTCGTATGCGTAAGAAAGATGGTTTCACTAACTATGATGAGTCATCTTTCAGTGACCCAGTTGCGATTTCTGATGATGAAGAAGAAATCCTACGTATAGCTAATTCGCAATTCAAACTTTCTGAATTCACAGATCGTAAGAACTTTAAATCTTATGACGAGTTGAAGCGTAAGTTGGAAGAAGTCCTTTCTGGTGATTCTTTCTCTGGCAAAACTGCAGCTGATGTAGCTGAAGAAGATCGTCCAGTTGCTAAAGCACCTGAGATGAAATCTTCACCTGCTCCTACTCCAGCAGCTAGTAAAGCATCATCTGTAGATGATGACGATGAAGATGTTATGTCTTACTTTGAGAAGATTGCTAGAGAAGATTAACCTTTGTCTCTGTAAAAATTAAGCCACCGAAAGGTGGCTTTTTCATTATGCGTATTTACTTCGGAGATACCTATTCATAGTTTGATCTTGGTTTCTCACTGGTAACTTAACTACTTGGTTGCTTGTGTTTTTAACATTAGTTGTTGGAGCCACAACAGCAGTAGTATTACCACCAGATGTATTTTGCATAGCAGACTCAGCATTCTCGGCTGACTTCTGTTCTACACTGGCAGCTGCAGTAGGTTCTGGTGCTGCTGGAGCAGAAGATGGTTTTTTATCCATACGGAATGGATAAAACTCTGGGATTGTTACTTCTTTGTTTATTACTGGAATCTTAAATTTAATTTCAGGAATACCAATACTTCCAAACAATGAGTCAATACTTTCTCTAAGTGACTGGTATACCTTTTTCAATGTGTCTTTATTAATAAGACCAAA